GGACCATTAGTCGCAGTGACCGATGTATTTGAATGGGGTTTTCGTGGCATCAATCTTCATGTGGGTCAATATCGTAATTATACGTACAATGAACTGGTTGGACAACTATATGAAGTCAACTCATATGAGTTATCTGATGTAAGAGAACTGCCATTTGGAAAAATGCAGCTAAATAGTTAAAAAAAGATATAAATGTCAACTTATACCGTTTCAGGAATAACATATGATACTGCGACTGGTAGACCAATCAATCGTGATGGTGGTCTATTATTGGACAGTGAAATTAAAGCGTCTAGAAGATCTACTAATACAACTAATACAGGAAAAACAAGAAATAGAAAATTTAAATCACTTAGATATCCCGTGGCAAGATTAGAAAGTGATAGTGATTATCTTGAAATTAAAGTTCTTGAATATCAACCACCAGGATTTGAAACAAGTGGCACTGGACAATCTCTCCGACTACAAACAAGTTCAGAATCCTTAAAAAATAAAGAAATTATATTAGGTACAATTTTTCTTCCTATTCCAGAATCAATCACCGACTCAAATGGTGTGACTTGGGGTGAGGATAGTTTGAATGGACTTGCCGCTACTGGTCTTGGAATTGCTAAAGACTTAATGAAAGCTGACAGTATGGAGGAATTAAAGAAAGCAGGAAATCGTGGAGTTGAAGGTGTGAAAGATTTAATTAAAGATGATATGACCGCAGCTGCTATCAATTCAACCTTTGCATCAATGGCAGTTAATGCTTTAGGTGGTAACACTAGTGCTGCAGGTATCCTTGCAAGACAAACTGGAGCAATATTAAATCCAAATATGGAATTATTATTTGGTGGTGTTCAGTTAAGAAGTTTCAGTTTTAGTTTTGATTTCGCACCCAGAGATGAGAACGAAAGTATTGTAATTAAAAAAATCATTCGTGCTTTCAAAAAAAGTTTAAATGCAAAAAATAGTTCAACTGGTGAGAATAGCACTGGACTCTTTATAAAATCACCAGATGTATTTCAACTAACTTACAAAACTGGTGCAAAAAATCATCAGTTTTTACATAAATTTAAACCAATGGCACTCTTAAATATTGGAGTCAATTATACTGGTGCAGGAACATATGCCACTTATGACAATACCGCACCCGTTCATACAAAAATCGATCTTACATTCCAAGAGTTGAATCCAATCTACTCTGAAGATTATGATGTAGAAGAAGGTCTGGAGGGTACAGGATTCTAATGGGATACTTCAGAGAACTACCAAATTTACAATATCAATCACCATACTCAAATCGGATTTCGAGTGAGAGTTATATTACTGCAAAAAATATATTTCGTAGAATGAAAATACGTGATGATCTAAAAAATGTTTTTAGTGTTTTCAACAAATATGAAATTAATGATGGAGATAGACCAGACAACGTTGCGAAAGAACTTTATGGAAAATCTAGTTTTGATTGGGTAGTTTTAATCACAGCAAATATTGTAAATGTCCGTGATGAATGGCCACTATCAAGCAAGGAATTATATGACTTCACAGTATCAAAGTATGGTTTAACAAAAATTAATGAAGTCAGGCATCATGAAACAACCGAAGTCAAAAACAATCGTGGAATTGTTATTTTACCAAAAGGAAAAGTGGTTGATGATGATTTTAAAATACCAAATCCAGAAAATATAAACGCAGAATTAAATCCTGTTAGAGGGGTAACATATTATGAATATGAAAGTATTTTAAATGAAGAAAAAAGAAATATTGATGTTCTTCGATCAGAATATTTACAACAATTTTTAAATGACATAAGAAATGAGATGATCTATAAGAGATCATCTCAATTTGTAAACGATAAATTGGCAAAAACAGAAAATACTAGAGTTACAAATTAATTATTCCTCTGCAAGTTTCTGAAAGTATGAAAGAGCATCATCATCATCTTCGTTTACAGATGATGGTGTTGTAGATACGGCAGCAGTAACTAACTCTTCAGCAGCACCACGATCAGTATCTTCCTCCTCTATTACACTAGTTGGTCTCTTACTACCAAGCACATACTCTAGACGTTTTTTTAAGTCATCATATGATTTGAACTGATCGGCATCGACAAACTCTTTAAGAGAGTTTTCTTTCTTCCAGACAGATTCAAGTGCGTCATCATCATCAAGCAAAGGAGTGACAGTAGTGAACTCAGAACTATCATAGTTTCTGTATCCTGCTACATTCTTTGCTTTTAACTTGAAGTTTGCACCTTGCCAGAAATCAAATGGATCGATTGCTTCCTCATCTTCAAACTCAGGTTGCATTGCTGCTGTGAGTTTATCAAAGATTTTTTTACCATACTTATATAAAAATACCTTTCCTTCGTTCTCAGGATTGGCAGGATCTTTTACAACATAAATGTTGCTGATGTATGTAAGTTTACGTTTCTGTTTACGAGCAGCATCCTTACCTGCATCTGTTCCATTGTTCCATAACTGAGAGTTATACTCTGATACGGGATCTTTCTGACCAAGTGTAGTGAGAGAGTTTTCAATATACCATCCACCAGGACCTTGGAATGCATGACTATACAGTTTTACAAACGGTAAGTCTTCACCATCAGGTGCTGGTAAGAATCGAATAACGGCATACCCGTTACCTGACTTATCAACTTCTAGTTTCCACAAACGGTCATCACCTGATGTTCCGTTAGTGTTTAATTTTTCAACTTCCTTAACTAACTTTGCAGTTAAAGAACCTAATTTTGATTGCTTTTTAAGATTAGCAAATGACATTTGGATACCTCGGATTAAATTGGATTTCGTTGGATGTTTAGATTATAATGGATTAATTACAATTTGTCAATATTGTCTTTAAGTTTTGAGATTGTTTCTCTCATACCCTCAAAGAGCAAATTCATATCAGTTCCTTTGGGAAAACCCATTAAAGGAATTGTTTTATGTAAATGTTCCTTCAGTTTGACAGCTTCAGGATCATCAGATAGTGACAGACGAGTATACATAACTTTTTGTTTTTCCAATAACTCTGTCAAAAGGTCAATGTGATCCATTCGTTCATCATATTCCATTGTGGGAAATTGCATTACATTACCATAAAGAATTTTTTGAAGTTCATTGATTTCTTCAAGTTCTCCTTGAATGATTTCTGATTCAAAAAAATTACTCATTGACAATCTCTCTTAAAATTTTTTTATACTGGAACACATTAATATTTAGGAAGGGTATATATTTTTTTATTTTCATGCTGACGGTTTCCCACACTGGGTCTTTAAGTTTACGATTAAATTTTTTTCCAAAAGAAAAGATTTTTTCGAAGATCACTAAGGTTTCTAAACTTATTTCTCCTCCCAGATACTTTTTGAGTATCGGTGGATGACCCCTCGAACAATTGAATACTTCTTCTAATTCTTTTTCCGATAGTAATTTTTTTGATTGTTCTTTGAACAAGTAAGTCAAACTCTGCTGTCGTCTCATCCAATCTGCGTACGTTCTTTCTCCAGAATTTATAATTTCTCCAATCCATAAGTTTTGTGGGGTATTTGTAGTTACAAAGTTTGCAAGTAAAAAATCAGTAATTTCTTGATCAGAGTATTTTCTAGATGTTTTTTCAAACCAATACTTATCTTTTCTTTTATTAAAAGAAGTCATCGTTGCTCTTGATTTTCCACCATATTTAAAAAAGTCATACCTTTTACTTGTGAAATGACTCTTCATTGAAAGATAAGTTTGGTAAGTTTCAAATGGTGTCACTTTCATCTACTTCCTCACTTTCTAATTCTGTAATTGCATCACAAGGAACCTCATTATCACCTATCATATACCAATGTTGTGGCATACCGATGCTGTCAGGTCTCACACCCAAATATGCTAGGTCTGGAAAACTATGTTCTCTTAACATAGCTTGAAGTCTCCAATGTATAAGTTCAGATTTTTTCATTTTGTTTTTATGTCTTGTTAACGATGTCACGACTGCCAATTATTTCATTAGTTTTTAAAGATATATTTCCTGATATGGATATCCTATCATCATCACAATTATAAAATGGATAGACCTGATGACATAGTTGTGAAGGAAAGAATAACATAGTTCCTTCCACTTCTTTAGACATCGGATAATAATGTGTTTTACTATTACCTAATATATCATTATAAGTAAATGAAAAATTTGATATTGAATTAGAATTTGATTCAAATGCAATTTTTAACTTTTTTTGATCTTCAAAATTTGTTGGTATTTTCATCCAAATTACAAAACTGTATATACCATTGTGATGATGCAATGGATTAAATTCATTTTCCTTTTGGTAATTAACCCACATATGATCAATATGATAAGGATGTATATGAGAGGTAGGAATTTTTTCTCCTATTTCTTGAAAATGAATAGGAAATTGTCTGATGCAAAACTTTATAACATTATTTGAAAACCAATCATCTTCATCATGAAGATTCCAACTAGAGTCTATTTGACCTGCAAGTTTATGTTTGGTATTACCTTTTTTATTTTCTATAAGTTTCCAAAGATAACTCATCTCCTCATCATCTAATTCAACTTGTAACCAACCCAAAACTGGTGGTACTATTGTTTTAAAACTCTTCATTATAAAGGTAGTTTAGCACGAGAAGTCTTCTTCATAAAGTTTAACTGAATTGCATCATATTTCAACCTTTCTTTAAGAGGTTTTGTAATGAGTTTTGTTACAGATTGAATCTCTATGTCATTCATCTCACAATACTGACATATTGCATCGATGTAATTTAATTTTTCTTCAGCAACTATCTTCTCTATCTCCATCGAAAATTTAGTAGGAGTTAGAAACTTACTCTCTATTGCTTTTTCAAGTTCTTTGTTTGGTTCCATAAAACTCCAGTTTGTCTTTGACAAATTTGTCGATGTATCTACCAAGAAGTCTGATATACTTGGTTTTGTCAGTTTCTTCATAAACAACGCATTCTCCATTTTCACATGCCATAATAATGACTAATTTTTTAACTGCTATATTCTTCATCTCATACAGCATACAACCATACCCCATAGCCTGAACAAAGTAATGCTCAATCCACTCCCGTGGTTTCGGTTTCTTAGATGTTTTAAAATCTATGATTGCTAATTCACCATCATGTTCTGCAATACAATCGACAGTTCCAGCAATTCCTAGTTGTTTACTATATAGGGCACCTTCTAGAGAATAAATTTCATTGATTCTACTTAATTCTTTCTTAGATATTTTAAATAAAAAATCAGATATAGGAGGAACTTTTGGTAACTTCTCATTCTTTAGATAATGCTCAGTTAGTGTATGCATATCTGTTCCACGAGTTGTGGCAGCTTTTGTTACACGATCTGCTTCCTCATTCCCAACTCTTTTTCTCCAATCAAGAAAAATCTGTTTGTTAAAATGACTTGTAATAGATGTAATAGAAACTAACTTAAGTGGTTCCTCTTCATCAGGAATTTTATAATACCTTATACCATCTATTGTTTCTCTTGGAATTGGTTTAAGATCTAAGTCTACATGATTAAACATCAAAATTTATCTCTAGTTTCGACAAAAGATATTCTTTGACAAGTCCAGAACGAACGATGTCATTAATATCAAATTCTATTATACCAAAGGATGGCATTTTACGCAAGATGTTCATAAAATTAACGATACCATTTTTATCATTTGTTTTTACTAAGTCAGTTTGACTCGCATCACCACAGAAACAAATCTTTGTATTTTCACCAACACGAGTAATAATACTATCAAGTTCATGAAAATTTAAATTCTGAAATTCATCTACAATGATGATTGCATTATCCAATGTAGTTCCACGAATGAAAGATGTGCTCCAAAACTTAATTGTTTCTTGTGCTTTTAGATTACCATAGAGCATTTCAAAGTCAGCATCAGAAGGCATCTGAAACATATACTTTACCATGTTCTTATAAGGTATTTGATAGATGTCTGCTTTATCCTCATGATCACCAGGTAAAAAACCAATTTCTCTTGTAGATACAAGAGATCTTACTAAGTAAATTTTTTCATATGGAGTGCTTTCATCTAAAACATCAGCAAGTGCCTTATATAATGTAATAAATGTTTTACCAGTTCCCGCACAACCATAGGCAACTATATTTTTTTGATCATTATAGAAATCAAATAATTTTTTTTGATTATCTGATAGTGGTTCAATGTCAATAAGATAACCATTATTTAATGGTTTTTTTCTTTTCATTTGTTTTGCAGTTAAACCAACACCAATTGGTTGCTCTGAACTTGATCCTCTTTTTCTTCTTGCCATTAAGTTTCAATACCTCTCTTTGCTAATCTTCCTCGAATGCCAGCAGATTTTTCTGATTTTTTAATAACCTCTTTCCAACTTGGATGTTTTTTATTTAATTTATCTTGCCAATCACCAACAGATTCAATTCCCATGCCAGGTGCAGTTGAAGGATCTGAATAATCACGACTCCAATCTGGGTTGTCTTCTGTCCATTTATCCCAATCCATCACACTCATCACAATCTCTTTTCTTTCACCAGTTTGATTGTTAACTACAGGATATGTCGCCATAATTATAAAGTAATGTAAAGTTATTTAGACCCACTCAAGGGCTTCTGATACAGATGGAAACTGTTCGGTAAATACCTTTCGGCATGCCTCTGCGATAACCATGTGTTCTTTTTGTGTTCCATGTGCTGATCTTAGATTAATATAATGAATCCAAGAACGACAAGAACCTGTCATATAGATTTTTGTAGGAGTGCAAAGTGGTAGCACCATACGAGCACATTCTTTTGCAACTCCCTCTTCAATCATCTGATTATACAATGCTTGTGAAGAACTAAACAGAGTGATCATCTGACGATTCAGTTTATCAACAACCTTTGCATCCAGATCATCTATACTGTTTTGACGATTCTTTTTGTCTTGTCTACGCAACTCTGGTAATTCAATCTCACCTAATTGATTACTCTTTGCATATCTTTGAGAAAATTCTTGGAACGTAAAACTACGATGCCTCAAAATCTGTGCTGCGATTGCACGAGTTGTTTCAATCTCAAGTGTCATTGATGATTGCTCAAACACAGACCAATGATTATGTTTAATACAATACTTCAACAATCCTGCATAGTTTGGATTATCTTGATTGTCTGGATTCGAAACTCTGGCAATATGTGCCATCGTTTTCTCTGCATCAGGTGTGATGCTTATCAGATTAACGGTCATTGACCAAATCCTCTTGATTGTTGTGTTCTATTCTTTTCCACTTCATTTTCCAAAATAAACAATTGTTCTCTCATATACTTTAATTCATTTTCATCATACAGGTAATCTTGTTGAAGAGCTTTTCTTAGGTTTTTTAAAATGTACTTAGTTCTCATTCATCATCCTCGTAAATGTGACCATAATTTAAATCTTTTTCATCGAGTTTCTTATAATTCTCATAAGTCAAATAAGATTCTCTATCAGAATAAACCTCTGCTTTCAACTCAGATACTGCACGTTCTAAGTCACTAATGAGAATTTTAAGATTTTCTTTGTTCATGAGATTTTCATTTTATTTATGATAGCATAAAAAAAGAAGGGGATCAACCCCTTCGTTTTATTTTCCATACAGGAATTGAACTTCAGCAGTTATGATTGTGAGAAAGATGACGGATGCCAAACAAATCTCTAGAGTTTCAATCATTTAATACTTGTAAGTTCTTTTTCTTGTCTTACACCACGGTAAGTTAGATCGACCTTGTTAGTCTGCTTTGCTTTGTTCCTGTCGGTGTCATATACGACACCACGGTATGTGACTTGTGCCATTTGGTTTCTCCTAAAGTAGTTGGAATTTGCACCTTTACCTCTTGCGAGGGATCCGTGTTCCCGTTCCTTCAGTCGGCTTTTGCGTCCTTAAAACACATTGGATCTGTGTGTGCAATAACAACCCTTGTTATTTCTAATTGCTCAGATTTATCAGGATTATTATGTGCAGTGTCTATTAGTTCAGCAGCATGCTCACAATCAAGTGGTGCTCCAATTGCTATTAGACTGAGAAGAATGTTGTACATAAGGATGAACGAACCCGTTCCGAGTCGGCTTACTTGCGTCCGATGATATAAGCATCACAGTCATCTGACACCTTGGTTCTTAAGTAATCTATAAGATACTCATGAGCATCAGAGTTC